GGCGTTCGACCATATTCATTTGACGGTCAATACAATCCATTTGGAGGCAACTGATGGCAACGTATTATGTTGATCCACAGAACTTGACGACAAATGCCAGCGATTCAGTCGGCGGCGGTACAAGCCCCTCATCGCCTTACCTTACGTTGAGTTATTGCTTTGGCGATATAAACGTAACGCATGGAATTGGAACGCCAGCAGGTGACGTAATCAAAATGATTGGCGTTTACGCACCAGACGACACCGAGTGCAATTCGCTCACGTCTAATGTCGTAACATACACTTCAGGGAATAGCGTTGGCGTTACGATTATTTCAGACGGTGCAACTGCGTTTGGTACTGCGTCGCCAACATCGCGAGCAACAATGTCGCAAGCGAATTGCACGCTTAGGATTATCAATTCGACGGTTGCTCAATACGTAACAATCGACGGTTTTACTTGCACTGGATTTCTTGCAGGCGAATACATGTTTCAGCTTGGACAGTATGCAAGATTTCAAAACTGTTACTGCGACATGACAGCGCAAACCAGCAACCCAAAATTGTTTGCAGGCCGAAATTATTACACTGTTGATAGTTGCTACATTAAAGCGTTGCGAACAACTGGATCGGGCGGCGCTCTTCTCGGTATCTTTACCGGAAGTAACACGTCAAACAACTTTGTTGAAATAGATGACTCGACCACAAGCGGCGGAGCTTTGACCAGCCATTTACAGGGATCAAACTCTGGAAATAGTTACATCGGAAATTTCGTGTGGCTAAAACGAGGCGCAGGATTTTTGTCGTCTAATTCAACGGGAATCCAAGTGATCGGCAATACAGTCGTTGGCGATTCAAAAGTGTATCAGTATGGCACGCAAATCTGGATTAACGCTGGCAGTTATCTTGTTAAAAACAATCACTTTGAAAACTTGCATCAGGTCGTTGGATATTTGTCAAACGGAACCACTGGCGGAGCGCACGGAATCCAGATGTACGGCAACACTTTTTACAATTGCAACTATACAACAAGCGTTGATCCATCGTGGACTCGCAACGATCCAACAAGGATTTCAATCAGACATACCGCAAGAAATGTTACTCTGGCATCAAGTGGAGTTGTCGATGCAGCAAACGGTGATTTAAGACCATCTACCGCAAGGCGGGGAACAAACGCAATCAATGGAACAATGGATTTGTCGCAGGCTTGGATTGATGCACAAGCAAACGGCGCAGGTGGCAATAGTTCAGTTCAGCAATACAAACCATTTGGGTAAATGATATGAGCAGACCAACAGAATTTTTTATCGAAGATGAAACCGTTTATTGGTATGTCTCAATCGTTGATGTCGATGGAACACCGCTCGATGCAGACAGCGACCCAACACTTGTTTATCGCAGAGCAAACGGTACCGGAACAACGACAACTGGAGTTGGCGTTACCAAAGTTGCAGGCACAACTGGACTTTATCAGTTTCGGCACAACACGTCGCTTGATACGTTCTTGGTTCCAAACACGCCGATTCACTACGAAGAAATTGCGATAATCAATGGCACGACATATTACAACCGATGGACTTCAATGATTCGCAGCGTTGCTACTCTTGCAGACCAAACTGCAATAAAAGCCAAGACGGATCAACTAACGTTTACGGTAGCTAACCAGGTTGACGCCAACAGCTTGACGGGTGGAACATCGCCAAGTGCCGTGGCTGATGCCGTGTGGGATGAAATGGCCTCCCATCATAATGTAGGCGGTTCCTTCGGCAAGTTTCTAAGACAGGTGAAAGAGGGATTGATTGTTGAGGAATCGCAGGTCGATGACAGTTCTGCGACGACGACCAGTTTTGTCACGACTCTGCCAAAAGCGGTTGATGATTTCTACAACGACGACACGCTAGTATTTATCAGCGGTAACTTGATTGGTCAATCGCGAATCATTCACGATTACGACGGAGGCGACTTGCGCGTGACCTTTGACGAGCCATTAACTTCCGCGCCTGCCGACTCTGATGAATTTATTTTGCTGGCTGGTCACAATCATTCAAAGACGCAGATTGAAAATACTATTTGGGATGCTCAGACGAGCGACCACGCTTTACCTGGTTCGACTGGCGAGGCTGTAGCTTCGGCGGCCAGCGAAGTCTCCGTTATTCTGCCGGCAACCGGAACAGTTCCAAAACGCAACCAGGGCGAGACAATCCAGGTTTACAACCAGGAGGAAATTACAGTGGCAGTTGCCGTGTTTGACTTGGCTGGCAACCCGGTTGATTTGTCAACGACTGGGCTTTGGTTTGGCGTCTGGGATAGGTCAAAAAATATGGTCACAACAGCAACGCCGACCGGGACAGTAACGGGGTTTACAGTTGTGATTCCAAAGTTAGATCGAATCGGCAGCGGGCTGACCTGGGTTGTCCGCGACAGCTCAGCGACCGGCCAGGTAATACTTACCGGCCCGTTTGATATTCTTTCTCGACCTTATCAATAGGATAATCAGGTGGCAAAAAAATACGTCAAAAAAGGCGACGGAGTGAAAGCCTCGGCAAAACAAACAACACGAGCTCCAAAAAAAGAATCGGGCGAGTTTGAAAAAATGCTGACGTTTAGCCAGGTAGCCGAGCGTTTAAATATGTCCAGGCAAACCGTAGCGAATTATGTAAACGGCGGTTGGATCCCGTTTGTTTTTGGCGTGAACGGAATCCCGCACATCTACGAAGCCGATTTAATTGAATCTATCGAAGCTGCTCAGCGTAAATTTGACAAGCGCGGACAAAAAAGCCGGTTTTAATTTGTCAAACTTGTCAAAGTTGTCCAGGCACCTGGCAAACAACCTAGCCAGGTAAAACGCCAGCCCTATTTTAAGGGAATGGATAACGTTGGAACTTTCCAGAAAACAATGTTGCGAATCGGGGAATATCATAGCCCCGACGGAGCTGTGCGCGTTACGCCAGGGCGATTAAAGCACTGGGCAAAAAACTTTCAGCGACTCAACAAAGCACGCCAGGTTGTCCCTATGCACTGGGATCACGGATCCGACGTTGACAGTCTGCGACCGCTTTCTCAATCTGAGTTTCACCGCAACGAAACTCGATCTGCGAAAAACTCAGTCGGCAAGCTGACGGATTTTAAAGTCAGCCGGGACGGCAAAAGCGCAGAAATTACCTTTCAGACGTTAGACAACCAGGCAACAAAAAAAGTTGCTTCCAATGCTGTCTATGTAAGCCCGGTGATCTTTCCCAAATGGAAAGACGGCGCCGGCAATCAATATCGCGACCTGATAACTCATTTGGATTTAGTTAATCATCCGGTCGACCACAGCCAAAGCTTGGCTCGGCAGGTGGAACCGGAGGCAATTACATGCTGCCTCCGAATGGGATTAAAAACAAAACCTTTTCGCTTAGGAAACATAATGGCCGACGACGACTACAAAGACGACGAAATGCTTGAGGACGAAATTCAAGACGACGAAATGCTCGATGATGACATTGACATTGACGCCGAGCTCGACGACGACCTGGGCGACGACGTTGACATTGACATTGACCTGGACGACGACGAGGACGATTTTGACCAGGAACTTGACGACCTGGGCATGGATACCGGCGAAGAACTTGAACTTGAAGTTGCCGACGATGGTTCCCAGGTAGGCGATTTAATGCTTGCCCTGGCAGATCACGATTTAATTCTGCCAGAAGATACAACAATGGAAAATTTTATGGACAGACTCCGCACCGCCTTGATTGCAAAAAAAGGCAATGATACCGAATCGAGTGCGGGCGGAGACTTTGACCAGGGAGAAACAATTGTGGCAGATCCGCAAATTGCAACTATGAGCGCGTTCGCAAACAAAAGCTACAGCTCAAAGCTAAACCGAAACCTTAAAGCCCTACTAAAAAGCGGGCGATGCACTCCGGCAGAATACCGAGCTAAGAAAAAACAAGCTTCGGTTGTCAAGCTCAGTTTAAACGCCCAGGGAAAACCAAAAAAGAATTTGGTCAGCGAATGGATTAAATCACGAGCTCAATTGCCAAAGGGTGCTGTTTGGTCAAGCCGCGAAAAGCTTAAAAGAATGAGCACTGTTGTTGCGGTGCAACCCAATGAGAAACCAACGCGACAACAGCCAGGTCAGTTTTCCGACGCTCAGCTCGATGCCGAAGTCAAAGCGTTTTTGAAACGCTAATTGTTACGCCCCTGTTTTTGCAAACGAAACTTTAAAAACCACAAGGAAATACGATGTTACAAACCCAGTTTGGCGTACCAGGCCAGCTTAGTGCCGTTTTCTCAGAAGAAAATCAATTTCTCTGGGGCGGCGACGTTACCCGGATCCCCGTTTTAATGAAAAGCTGCGTGATTGACGGAGCTACCAGGGAAGCTGGCAACAGCCCAACCCACGTTTTACGCCAGGGGCTTATCCTGGGAAAAGTCACCGCGACTGGCAAGTTAAAACAGTGGGATAACGCAGCGTCAGACGGATCTGAAACTGTTTACGGCATCCTCCCAGTTGAGCTGGTAATGACCAACCCACTGAGCGGAGCAAGCGAGGACAAAGTTGCTCCAATTGTTGTTTTTGCTCCGGTTAAAGTTAACAACATTCGAATTAAGGGAGCCGCTTTTGTGGGTCACTCCGACGAGGCAGCATGCCGAACTGAGCTAAACGCCAAACGATTTATGCTCGACGACGAATATTAAACCGTTTCCGCCCCTAACTAAAAAATCAAATCAATCTGAGGATTAAATAAAATGGCAGCTTTACAAAGTCTATTAACCCCGCAATTCTTGACGAAAGTAATTTCGCAAGTAGCGGGAACAAGCGATTGGATGAGCACTGTTTTCGGCGTGCAGAACGGCGGAAAAAACGTGTTGAACTATGGCCACGGTCGCCAGGGTGCTTATCACATCTACAACCATTTGCGTAAGGTTGCATCTGGTCGAGCTCCTGGAGCGGCAGCAGGTCGGCGAGCAGCTAACCCAATGGGCCGGGTGGATTTTACCTATCCGCGATTGTTTGATTCGGTTTCATTGAACGCCGAAGTCATTCACAACCTGGGCCGGATTGATAACCCATCAGTTCGCGACCAGGCAGGTGCCGATATGATCCGCCGGCAAACCGATTCGCTTGGCGAGTTGGCAGCTAACTGGCGGAAAGCAATGTTGGTTGGAACGCTTCGCGATTCGCTATACATTGGTTTCGACGGCGACGACGTGTTTTTTGACTTTGAAGCAACCGCTGGCGCTTTGCCAGTTGTTCAACAGCACGCTCGGATGCCAGCCGGTAACAAAAGCCAGCTTGACATGCTTGGCGGTGGCGACATCATTGATGCCTCCTGGGCAACATCAACGACCGACATCCCTGGTCACATTGGAGCGATCAACGCAGCGTTCCAACAGCTAAACGGTGGCCACCTGGCTGCTTGTATTTGCACGAGCTCAACCTGGCAAAAGGTTATCCAAAACGACAAGGTTGCGAGCATCCACGGTTCCGCAAACGCACCATTCCTAGTTTTGGAGCGTGACGCTTTGGAGCCGGAAATTGCCAAGACGATGAAAAACGTTTACCGAGCTCGGTTGTCAGTTTACCCCGATGTCATTTGGTACATTACCGACGAAGGGCTTGAAATTGGCGCTCCTGGTTCCGAAAGCTTTAAAAAGGTTGTCGAGGACGACAAGGTAATGTTCATTGGCCACGAGCCCGACGACGGAACTGTAGCTTGTTACGAAGGCAGCGAGCCAATTGCAGAGTACGACGCCGGCCCTGAAACCGTTAAAGTTGGCCTGGGTGCTTGGTCAGTCAAGCGAGCAAACCCAACATCAACCGATTTGTTTGTTGTTGACAACGCGATTGTTTGTAACCAGGTTCCAAACAGCCAGGCTTACGGCACAGTTGTATTTTAATTTCGTGCTGGCCTTGCCAGTCAAATAAAAAGCCAAATGGCAGGGACGGGTAACTGTGCCCTGCCATTTTTTTTGGAGCCGTAAATGACAATTCCATTTTGCGAAAAAGACGACATGGTTCGTTATATGTCGCTTGCCGGCGTGATTGCTTTTAGTGACCACGAGCAAACTGGTGAAGAAAACGACAACGTAATTGACGATTGCCGAGAGCAAGCAACCGATGAGCTAATTGGTCAATTGCTTAAACTTTACGAGCCAACGGAGCTTGCAAAATCCAGGCTTGTAACTCGTTGGGCGACTGTCCTGGCTTGTTATTACCTTTGCCGAACCAGGGGCAACCCAGTCCCGGACAGCCTGCATGAAGCTTACGACAAGCTTACGATGGACGGCGGAACCCTGGCAAAAGTGCTCGACAATCAATTTTACATTCCCGACATTGCCCGTCGCGGCGTTTCGGTTCCAACGTTTAGTAACATGACAATTGACCGGCGTTATCGGCGTGAAAAGGTTCGCGTTATTCGGTCAATTTCCTCCGACATTTCATCAAAATTAGATCAGGACTTTGCCCCCGAAGTCCCTAGCGACAGGTAGAAACAATGGCAAACGAAATAACTTTTTCGGCGACAATGCGTGTAGCAAACGGCAGTTTTAATTTGACTCGCCAGGTAAGCAATTTAAGATCCGACCAAACAACCCAGGGCGGCGGTGGCCCAGGTACACAGGTCGTAACAACTAGCGAAAGCTCGGTGACTTTAACCGGGTACGGCTACGTTTGGATTCAAAACCTGGACGCCACGAATTACGTTCAGCTTGGCTTTGCCACTGGCGTTTACAACCTAAAACTTAGAGCTGGTGCCGCACCGACGTTGCTAGAGCTTGACGGAACGCAAACCTTGTATTTGCTTGCGAACCTGGCAAATTGCAATGTCGACATTGTAGGAATAAATCTGTAATGCCAAAAATTTACTTTCGTGGATCATTGGAGCAAGCAAAAGAGGCTGTATTGGCAGTTGTGCGCTCGATCACCGGAAGTAGCCAGGAAAAAGCCGACGCCGCAAAAGCGGTGCATACGGCAATTGGCTTGCAAGCTCTAAGCGACGTAAAAGACGACTTCGTTCGTAAAGCCCAGGGACAAACAGGCGAAGATGGCATTACCTGGCCCAAGCTGTCACGCAAGTACCTGGCTTACGGGCGAAGATTTGGACGAGGCGAAGCGGCAGCCCTAAAAAAGGGTGCCGGCCTCGGGCGCGGTCATCGCCATCGAGGGCTGTTAACAAAAGCCCAGGACAAACGTTGGAAACAAATTTTTGCCAGCCGGCTGGCCCGTTTTGCTGCTTCAATGGATATTGGCGAGGCAAAAGCCAGGGCCGCCCAAATCGCCTGGGCAACGTTAAAGCGCGAGGGAGCAAAAACAAAGTTAATGGTTTTCGGCGACCGCCAGGCTGAAATCTTGCGCGATACCGGCGTGCTTTTAAATTCATTGTCCCCTGGGCAAGTAACTGCCGGGAGTGGCGACTATGTACCGCCAGCCGATCAGATATTTGAAACGACAATCAGCGGAGTAATTGTTGGGACAAACGTTCCCTACGCCGGCGTCCACCAAAACGGAAGCAAAAAACGCAACATTCCGGCCAGGCCGTTTTTGCCGACAGAAAAAAACCCGGCTTGTGACGCCTGGAAAAGCAGGTGGGTACAAGTGGCTCGCGATGCAACCCAAATTGCAATTGAGCAAAGCCTGGGAGGATCCGCATGATATTAGAGGCCGAAACATCGTTGTTAATTGCTGTTCGCGACAAGCTTATTGAATCGCTTGGAATCCCCCAGGACGCTATCCAAATCGAGCTCGACGACGAGGGGCCAAGTATGTCCGGCCAAACGTTTTATGCCGTCAGCCCGAACCAGGCGAGCCCTGGCAGGTATTCAGGCACTTTTGGAGCTCCGGCAAACGATTTGTTTGGCGTGCGAGTCGCAGTTATGCAGCGGATGGGAAACGTTCCAAAAGACCGGAAACGGCAAAGTGCTTTCCTGGATAGATTGCGAAGCACCAACACGTTGTTAAGCGAAGTTTCGCGTGTTCTTCGCCAAGATTACGATACAATCAACGCAGCGAACGATGACCTTACGGCCCAGGGAATCGACGGAAAATTTGTTCGGCCCCTGGTTCCTACATCGGTGGACAACAAACCCAGGATGGCAACGGCAGATATTTTTGACGCCGGGCGGACAAACACGGGTGGCAATACCCAGGTTGTAATGATCCGGGGAATAAATTTTAGCGGAGCCGAGTTTATTGGAAAAATGGTGGAACAATGAACAACGAAAAAATTACAGTGCCGGAAGATAGGACGTTGCGGCAGCCGGCGACGGCGTTTTGCCGAAACCCAGAGTGCTTGGAAAACGGCAAGCGGTTTTTATTTGAAATTGAACACGACAACCCGGCTTGTCCAAAATGCGGTGCCAATCGCCAGCCGATGATTGGCCTTATTGTTTTGACCCATTTACTCGTCCGCGACAAAAGCGGGCCAGTTGAAGGACACGGCGGATTGCGTTATTCGTTGGCGTGCAATACGCCCAGGGCGTACCTGGCAACGGCAACAAATTTAGAGGCAGCAACCGACAGCGCGGAACTTTACAATTGCCCAGGCTGCGCACAATCGTTTAAAAAACAAGCAAATTACGCTTCCCAGGGCGCAACACTTCACACCGAGAAAGTTTTAGAGGGATTTAGTTATGAGTAATTTTGTTGCTGGGCCGTACACAGCCACTTACGACGGTACTGCGTTAGGATTGACAACCCAGGGCTTTACATTGAGCCACGAATTTTTTAAGCGCTTAATTACTGGCGACGTTTTTGGCGACGGCCCAGTAAACGCAATTTACCGTGGACGAGCTCAATTTGTTGAGTTTGAATCTTTGGAGGCGGAAAACGCCGGGATTTTAGAGTTGACCGAACCCTACGGGGCCGGAACAGCTTTAGTTTCAGGTGTAATTGGTCAATTTGACCAAACGGTTGGATCTTGCACAGGCGCGGCAAAAACGTTGATTTTAACAAAGGTTGCGGGTAGCTGCGCAACGCCAGCTTCGGTCACGTTCCCGCTTTCTGTTCTTGCTGAAGGATACCCTGTTCGGGCACTTTACGGCCAGGACTTGCGAACTATCCCATTGCGGTTAAGAGTTTACCCGAACGAATCTACCGGCGTGTTTGGAACGCAAGCTTAACAGGAGAAAAAATGTTTGGTGGCAAGAACAAAAAAAAACGGACAATTCAATTAGAGCTCGGCGAATTAGAGTTTCGGTTTTCTGATGAAACCTGGGGCGCCGACCTGGTTGAATTAAAATTGATGTTTGAACAATTGGAAGCAACCCACGGGCTCACCGATGTCGAGGGCCAATTCGTAGCCACCAGCGAATTTTTGAGCGCAGCAGCTCAATCGCTCTCGGCATTGGGTTGCCCCAGGGAATCGCAAACAATTGCCAGACAAATTTGGGTAGCAGTAAGCGAGTCGTTCGTTTCGGCAGATGCAAATTTTCGGCGGTCGTTAACGAAAGCATTGAGGAAATAAATGGCTGAAAAAATTGAAGTCGTTATTGTCGACGAGTCGGCGGGACAAAGCCAGCCGTCGCCCCCAGGCTCGCCGACAACTCCACCGCAACCAAACCGACCCTCGCAGCCAACGACGCCGCCTCCGGCCCAGCCAGGACAGCCAGCAACGCCAGGAAACGGCGGATCCTGGATAAATCAAATTATTAACGCAATTCGCCAGGGAACTGCTCAATCGGCAGCAATTCAGCGGCTAATCCAGGGAACGCAACAGTCTATCCAACGGATTGTGCAATTACCTGGTCAACTGCTTCGGTCGGCAGCTAATCTAATTCCCGCATCGCTTCGCCAGGCTGGCTCAGCTCTTGGCCAACGAATGACAGGCGGAGCCCAGCGAGCTGCTTCAACGATTTGGGATAAAATTGCAGCTAAACAGCGAGCTCAGATCATTGGGTTGTTAAAAGCCCTGGTTGTTGCCCAGGGTGGAAATATTCCAAGAATGTTTCGGCCAAAAGCTCTCAACGATTTTCTGGGACGCCAAAGGTTGCCGACGGTCGCACCCAGGCAGTTACAGAACATTAAGGGAACAGCCGCCAGGGTTGCCGAGGACGCCGCTATTGGCAGAGCTGCCAGCGGAGCCACTGGAGCAGCAGCGGGAAGGGCGACAGCAGGCGCCGCGACTAGCGGGGCTGGCGGTGCAATTACTGGCGCGTTGTCTAACCCAGTAACAGCCGTAATTGCTGCCGTTGTGGTTGGGCTAACAGCCCTGGCGTTGGCAACTGTTGGGCTTGTAAAAGTATTTAAAAGCCAAGAACAAGAGCTTGCAGAAGTCAGCGGAGAAATAAGCGGAGCCCTGGCTGAGCGAGAAATGGCAAGGATTGAAAGCCGCATTGAGCGAAACGAGCGGTTTGGATCCGACATTGCACAATTTTCAAGAACCTGGACAAACTTTGAGGAAGCAGTTTACCAACTTTGGACGGAAATTTTGGATCTGTTGATGCCGTTTTTGCCTGCAATCGAATCAATAATTGAAATGTTGACAGTTATGGTTCAGGCTTTCCGCAAGCAACTGGCGGCAGTAAACGTAATCGTCGAACTTTTAGATTTTACGGGTAAAACTGAAGAAACTCCTATGGAAGCAATAAAAAATTACTTGGACGCGACAGCGGATTACAACAGAGCTGTCCAAGATTTTTTGACGGCCAGCGGCCCAGGCTCAAAAGGTGCGAGAATGTTTGGTCAGAATCCGTTTAAAGATGAAAGTTACATTCCACGCCCGGCGCAATTTAATCCACCACTTCCGCCTCGTCCGGGAGGGGGGCCGTAATGCCTATCAAATACAACGATTATCAATTTTCGCAAAACGCATCAATAAGTTGTCAGTTTGCTCCAGAGTATGACCAGACCGGCCAGACAATTATTGCTCACGTTTACACGCTTTCCATTGTCGACTTTTGTTTTCCTGCCGACGATGATTACAATTGCACTTACAACGACTTTGTAGTTGACGATTTAAAAAATCGGCTTTTAATTGCTGGCAAAGAATTGCACGTACCCGGCGAAATCGGTCTTGGAACTGAGCTTTACATTCAGGGCGATTACGGCACCAGTTCGGATTGGCAGTACGACGTCAACGGCGGCCCATATCCGCAAAGCTGCGAAATAAAAAACATTGGCGCCGGCCAGGTAAGTCAAATTACCTACGTTATAAAATTTGCTGTTCCTCCAGGCTGCGCTGGTAAAGATTACGCAGGGGGAACCACGCCCGGGCCAGACGACGTAAAAGCGTTGAACTGGACAAACTCATTTAGCATCGGCCCAAATGGTTTTACCAACAGGACAACAACCGGGTACGTTGAGCTTTACAATATAATGCAGCCCCAAGCAGGGACAAACAAAACAACTGTAGAATCGTTTTTGGCTGACCAAATGAGAGGGTACGTGCTTGCCAGGTTTCCAAAAATTAAAAACTTTGCTCGCAGCTTTAACTGGTCAATGACAGCCGACCACAAGCGACTAAATTTTACAATTACCGACAAGGAAATAGAGAGCCCTAGTGCTTTTCCTGCTGACGTAATCAATATAAATATGCCAACATCGGTTCGGTTTAAGTGGCCAAATGCCGATTCAAGCAAAAGCGAAATAAGTATAAACCTGCGCATGACGTTATCGCAAACAGCGCCGCGCGTGCGAGCCTGGGAAATTTTTGACGCTCTTTTGGAGCAACGCCTGGGCCGCTTTATTGCAAACCGAAGCAAAGGGTTTTTAATTACTTCTATGACCGTAAACGAGGATTATTTTAGTAACCAATATTCTTTTGCTGTGACGGCAACCGCAACGTCAAGCATTTACGACCAAATGGCAAACTTAGGGCTGTTTCAGCCAATTCCGTCGAACTGGGATAGTTGGGACGGTTCGTTGTACCTGGAACGCAATGGTGTCGGATTTGCAGGGATTTACGCTGGCGACATTGAGGGCAGCCCAGGACGCTTTAACGCTGGCGAAACAAACCTATGCAATGAATTGCCAGCCGGTACAGAATTTTCAAACGATGGGCAGTTAATTATGCCGCCCCCAAAATTTGCCTACGCTGCTTGTAGTCAACCCCCAAGCCCTGGCGAGTCCTGGATAAACACGGATTACAACCTAAGCGAGCAACCGATTATTGAAACCCAGGTTGCCACAACTTACGCCCCGGTGTCGGTAACTCAACAACCAGTAAGCTCGGAGGATCCGACAGGTTACGACACGAGCCTCACGGAAATTCAGGGCGACTATCAAACTTGCATAAACGAATCGGCACCAACGCAACGCTGGTGCTACTCGGGATACACTCAGCGAGTTTATTACAAAATACCTTGCCCGGTGCTTACTGAAATTGGCGGCCAGCCAGTAAAGCTAATTGGGCAGCCAAAATGGCGAACGCGATACCTGGGAAAATCGTTTTGCTTGCCTGTTTACGAAGCGGAATGGTATCAGGAATACGTCGTTGCCGACCAACCAACAACGCCAGACTCGGATCTAATTAACCCAACGCCCGACGGGCAGCCTAACAGCGAAACGGACGGGGGCCAGGTATGATAAAAACGAGCATTGGAACGCTGACATTGCAGGACTGGTTGGAAATTAAAAAAATTGAACGCCAGGCAAAATTGCCAAAAGACGGGGATTTTTTAAAGCCAACAATTGGGTTTTTGCGGGGTGTCCAGGAATACCTAAGCAAAACATTGCTAAAAAAAGTTTCCGTGACGCAATCGTTACAATCCTGGTACGCTTTAGGGATTGCTTACGCCTCCCTGGCAAACCGGCAAACGCTAAAGGCCGACGTTTCGTTTTGGTTTAACCTGGACGTGACAAAGCTTTCTGACGACGAGCTTACCGGCTATTACGGAAACTTGCCCAGGGTAAAAGCTCAGCAACGTTTAGAGCTTGGCAATTACGACGTAACCGATTTTGAAGCAGCTTACAATTTAACAATGCTGGCTTACGATGACGAGGAAATAGCTGTGCAAGCCAGGAACGGAGCCATAAAGGCAAAAATGGAATTTGAAGCCGCAAGGAACAAAAATGTTTAGCAATTTAAAAAAATGGATGGGCTTGAAACAACAAGCCGACGGAAAAAATTACACAGCGGTTCCAAGAACATCAAAGTATGATCCGATCAACCATCGGTACTGGAGCCAGCCCAGGGATTTGCCGCCGTTTAGCTTTGCGACTGTTTACAACATGCTTGTGGATCCCGAAGTGCGGTTAGCGGTCGCTACCCGGTCGGCACCGCTGTTTGGGGCGGAGTTTGGATACAAAGAAAACGGCGAGTTTGTTGAAGGTGTCCAGGCTGACAGGCCGGAAGTTGGAGTTTACGTCGAACGCCAGGTAAAAAAGATTTGGCGAAATCATTTGCACGAAATTTGCGCCGCTCAGGTTTGGGGATGGTCAGCCGGCGAAATTATTTTAGACCTGGGCAGCAGTAAGCTTGTCGAAATTAACAGAATTGAATCCAGGCACGCGCAAGATTGCCGGCTAATTTTAAAAGACGGACAACCTTGCGGCGTCCAATTTTCACGAGTGCAAAATGAGGGAAAGGTTGACATTGGTTTTCCCGAGGCGTTTTTTCACAGCCACAACAGCGACCCTGGGGAGCTTTACGGTCAGTCGTGTTTGATGGGGGCTTATTCACCCTGGGCAGACAAATGGCTTGACGGTGGAGCCTTGGACGTTCGGCGGCTATTTATGCACAAAGACGCTTATGGCGGAGCAAGCTTAGGATACCCGGACGGCGAAACCTACATTGACGGCATGAGCCAACCAGTGCCAAACCGGGACATTGCGCGGCAAATTGTCGAGCAGATCCGAGCCGGGAACACGATTGTCCGGCCATCGCAACGTGACGCTAACGGTAACGAGCTCTGGCCAATCGAAAGAGCCCAGGTTGCATCAAACCCAACCCATATTTTGCAATACCCAAAAGACCTGGACGCCGAAATTAGAACCGGAATTGGGATCCCGGACGGAGTTTTAAATGACGACGGCGGCGGAGCTTATGCCGGCAAACGGATCCCAATGGCTGCGTTTTATGCCAGCCTGGATACCTGGTTAGTTCAGATCCTTAACGACCTGACTGAGCAAATTTTAAAGCCCCTGGTAATGCTAAACTTTGGCCAGGCAATCGACTTCCAGGTTGATTTTAAACCATTGGCAGAGCAAGCAATGGAACAGCAATCAAACGCCGGCGCTGGCGACCCAGGGGGCGGCATGATGCCACCTGGGATGATGCCTCCAGGGCAGGGAAACCAGGATCCAATGATGGGCGGCGAAGTGGGCGGCAACATTGGCGACGACGGACTCGGCGATTTGTTCGGCGAGGACGCGCAAATGATGAGCTCAATTGGCAACGGCGAAACGTCGGCGGCGGATATTGTTGCGGCAGCCCGGAGAACGGTGCGATTGTCGGCGGAGCCAGTTGACGCCGCGCCCGACGATGACGATGACGACGACGTGCTCGCCCAGGCTGAACTCATTGCCGAAATTCTTTCAGGGATTTTTGGGGACGATGCCGAGGACAAGTTTGACGAAATGTTTGGTGCCGACGAAACCAAAATGTCGAACTGGAACCCAGCTTTGCATCCCAGGGGGCCGGACGGTCGTTTTATCGAAAGGAACAGCCCGGAGGCGGTCGCTGCCGCCAAAAAACAGATTAGCCAGGCGTTGGCAGGTCGAAGGACTCCGGCGGCGTTACGCAAGGTTACAGAGAATTTGTCAATTTTGACTACCAAGCAATTGCGGGACGTAAAACAAAAATACAATTTACGTGCCAGCGGTGTCCGCCAATCATTTATTGACAAAATTGCAAATCAATTAATGGGCTCGGTGTCGGAGGATTACGCGGAACCAGAAGATTATCGCGAATCAACACCAACCAGGGGCGACGGTACGCCAAAAGATCCAAAGAGCCTGGACGTTTACACAATCCCAACGGACAGCCTGCACGTTGACGCCAAGCGCTTTCAATACAAGGTAAGCGGAATTGACAAGCAAGGCGTTACCGATGAGCTTAAAGAAACCAAAAAATGGAATCCAGAGCTCGGCGGCGTGCTGCTTATTTGGCGGGATCCCGAGGACGGCAAAGATTACGTTATCAACGGACACCATCGCCACGAGCTGGCAAGCCGACTTGGGGCTAATGAGCTCAACGTTCGTTACATTGACGCGGCGACACCCCTGGAGGCTAGGGCAAAAGGAGCCCTGGCGAACATTGCCGAGGGCCGTGGGACAGCCCTGGACGCCGCCAAGTACATGCGTGACATTGGACAAGGGCCGGAGCATTTACAGCGGGCAGGCGTCAGCCTCAGCGGTCGAGTGGCCAAGGCGGCAACCGCCCTCCGAAATCTTTCAGACCGAAGTTTTCAAGCCCTGACCAACGGCTACATCGACGAGGACACGGCGGTAATTGTTGCTTCGCATTTAAACGACCCAAAACTCCAAGATCAACTGTTTAAGCGTTTGGAGGACAAGGAGTGGAGCCAAAGCAAAATCCGCCTGGCAGCTCGACAAATGGAAGGGGCGTCAAAACGCACTGTTGAAACGTCGGATCTGTTTGGCACTTACGAAGAAGATGAAAGTCTATGGGAAGCCGAAACAGCAATTGGCGACCATATTGGGCGATTACTGCGCCGCAAGGTGAGAGACTTCCAGAGCGTAGCAAACAAAGGCCGAGCTTCCAGGGTTGCAGGAGCAGGCAATGTTTTAGTTGTGGAAGAAAACGAAAGATTGCGACAGGAAGCCGAAGCACTTTACAAAAAGTTTGACCGGGATTTTGTCAACAGCTACAAGGGCGACGTCATGGACACGGTTAAATTGTTTAGCGAACAATACGCCGACGCCAACAATCGAGCTCAACGCAACACTGTGCTGGCTGCCGCGTTTGAGGCAATGATGACAATTTTAGAACAACAGGAAGAACCTACAGGGCGAATAGCCGCCGATTTAACAGCGAGTATGTTTTAATGATAAATGACAGTAGCGACCTGATTTTTCGCCTGGCATTGCAACCTGGAACTACAAAACAGGTTGATGGCAAAACCTACGTCCTAAATCACAATCATCGTTGGACGCTTCCAAAAGATTCGCCAGGTCAACAAACTTTATTTGACGACAACCCGGTTGCGGAAACAAAACCCGAGTCGTTTGATGTTGAAGTTGAAAAGGCTAAGGAAGATTATGCAAAAAACGGAGTCAAAGCAAAATCTTTTAAGCAATGGTTTGGCGACTGGGAAGTTGGCGAAGGTTCAAAGGTTGTTGACGGCAAAGGCGAGCCCGAAAAGCAATTACCAATCGCTGTATTTCACGGGACGGCCAGAGGCGGATTCGATCAATTTGATCCCAAAAAAGACAAAGGCCATAACATTCTTGGCAAAGGTTTTTATTTTACTGCCGACGAGGAAATTGCTACCGAGTACACCAAAAAGGACACCGGTGCCAGGGATGAAGCTAGCGGTGCTACGGGCTTTCACGTTCGCGGTACCGAGACGCCAGTTAAAACATTTGACAGTAAGGTTATCAGTTTTTTACTTGACAACACCACGGAGGAGCTAAGGTCTGAAGAAAAAGGTTACATCAAGGGAAGCCTTGAAAACCCAAACTGGAACTGGGCGCAAAAAATTGCGTTAGATGAATCTAATGGCGACGTTGCTAAATTCTTGGAAGTTTATCGAAGCGATTTAACTGGCAAAAAAATGACAATGAATCCGCGAACAAAAACTCTGCGACTTATTGAACCAGACGAGTCTGACTATCAAGACACCCGTTTTGATAGAGGCCCAAGCGACGGCGGAATACTTGATTTTTACGAGCGGTATAACCTTGTTGCCGCCCACTTAGGCGCCGATCAAATTTGGCCAACTGTTCCCCCTCCAGAGCTGTTTAAGGTTTACTTAAACATTCGCAATCCGTTAGATATGCAATCAATTCCCAGCCAAGAGGAAGCAATGGAATTTATACATGCGCTTGGTGACGGCAAAGCCCATTTATACATGGACAACATTTTGAACTATAGCGATTGGGAAAACAGGATAAAAATAGACTATGCGATACCGGCAAAAAAATTAACGTACAAGCATTTGCAACGAATTAAAAACATAATGAAGCAAATGAAACATAAAGAAACGTCAACAGGTTGGAACGGCAGGGTTTATAAAGAAGGCAGCCCCGTTTATCCAGTTATGCACCTTACGTCTGAAACACCATTGTCCTGGGGAGAAATTCAATACATTGTTACAAACGGCCAAAACACAAACGACGCTGCAACATTTAACGAGCAAGTTAGGAAACGCGGACACGACGGAATTAAGGACGTTGGTGGATACAACATTGGCACCAAAAACCACGACGTCTGGGTAGCGTTTAACTCAGAGCAAATAAAGTCGGTTGACAACCAGGGAACTTTCGACAAATCAAAGCCCAACATTAGAATGGCATTACAGCCAGGAACAACAAAAAACGTTAACGGCAAAACATACGTTCTAAACGAAAACCACCGATGGACTCGGCAAAAGCCCAACAATGCCGGCCAAAACGTATCGACAACTAAAACAACGGACGACACGGCAACTCAAAACCCAACTGCTGCACGACCGTTCGCGCCCTTAGATACGGAGGAAATGCAACGAGCAGGTTTTAACAACACGCCTCCGCCGTTTGAGAAAACGTTACTTTCTCGCGACGCCAGGCGTTGGTATTTGTACCAGGAAACTTTAATCCACGATAACATTGACCCTAACCTTTCGCGTGAGGAACGCGCTCGGGCCGCCTTTCAAATGCGTAACAAGGTGCGACAAAAAGCTCGCCAGTTAATGCACGACATTGAAACCGCCGAATACTTAAATCAAAACGAAAAAAACATGTCGTTTGAAGATTTGATAGAACGTAAAAAAGCAAAGTACGGCATAGAAGATCCCCAACAACTCTACGACGCAATTTATGAGTCGGCAAACAAATCCCGGGCATCAGTGAACGCGAGTTTTAACTTATGATTAAAGTTTTTGAGCACAACGGCCAACAGGAATTTCACGTTATTGATGATGAAACCTGGGAAAGCTTTGAGGCCGTAGTAAAGTATTTTGCTGAGCATGAAAACGCCGTACCTGGCAAACTTGCTCGTGGGGCAACATCGCAAATAGCAAAACTTGGCTTAGGCAATGGCAAGGTTTGTGTCTATTTCCAAGAAGGATTAGGCACGTATTTCACGCTTGACGACGTAGACAATGCGCAGGAAGTTGTTAATTCATTAAGCAAGGTTTTACAACAAACTCAGCCGGTTGTTATGTCTAACAACCCGTTTTTAAAAAAACCAATAAGGCATCAAGCGGTTGACATTCTGCGAGCTCAAAACGGCGGTTATCGGCCCAATGAAAACGACATTCAGGCAGAAATTGTCAGATTGTCGGCAATGCAGCATATCGCTATGGCATTGCAGCCAGGAACAACAAAGGTAAAAGACGGCAAAACCTATGTCCTAAATGAGAATCATCGGTGGACAAGGCCAAACGTAGACGGCATTGAAAAACAGTTTGACACACAAAACGTTTTAGATTTTGTTCCTCCGCCTCGTAAAACAGGAAATCAAAACGTATTTGACTTTGAGCAAAAAGCAGACCCCCCGGTTGAGCAACCCGAAACAAAGAAAGAAGAAAAGACGCCAACAGGGTTTGCGGAGGAAACAAGGGAGTTTAAAAAGGTTGGGCCTACCGGCAAAGTTTACGACGCTTCGTATGGCCCAGGCGAAACAGTTGTCGACGCTTCGCATGGAGTAGCCAGGTCGGGCCGGGTTGTCGGATACCAGGACGATTTTATTGTCGTGGATTTTGGCAACGGAAATGAACCAGAATTTTTAATGCCTGGTCAAGTTTATTCAGAAAAAGATTTTGGCAAGGGCCGAGAAAAAGGAACCTGGGAAAAGTTTAAAAACCAGGGCAAGTTTGTAAAATTCCGCAAACACGGCACCTTTAAAATTACCGGGGAATATTCAACGAAAGGCGCATTGATTTTAGAGGACGAAAACGGCGGCAAATATACATACACTACTTTTAAACGACGTTTCGACAAATCAGGTGAATATCGCTTACACGCTTACGACGAAAAAGGAACCATTCGCTACGTTCGCCAAGGTACATTTACAAACAGGGATCCGGTTGCAAAAGCAACAGGAACGTCGAGTTTAAAAGCCTTTAATTGGCTTAATCGTTTTGGGAGCATTTTAAAGCCAAAACAAGAAAGCGAGGCAAAGCTTTTAAAACAATTGCAGAAAGCCAACGACAATTTTGCGCAAGCTTTTAAGCCGAACGGAATGGAGCTGGCTCGGTACGAAAATTTAACTACTGAAATGGCCCGAAAACGCCCTGAGCAACAGGCTCGCGTAGATGCTGCATTTGACAAGGTAAGAAACAATACTGCCGTTGACATAATGAACTCCGTAGCTGATGGCATGGATATGTTTGAAATGGTAACTGACCGTTACAACGCAAAAGCTTTACAGCTAATGCTTGGAAGTAACGGAATGACAATGTACCCAAACCAAGAAGCTCTTTCGTTGTTTGTAAGTGATGGAAAAGAAGTTGCAATCCAGGGAGCATATTGCCACGGGCCTGCCGTTGGCACAGAGGGCAAGACAGGTTACGAAGGCGGTAGCATCGGAGCCATTTTAAGCTTTACGGATTTAACCAAAAACAGGTTTGACGGTGGGCAAGTTCATTTGACTCCGCAAATGCGTAAATTAGACGAACGACTTGCAACAGAATTTCCTGATTGGAGCCAAGAGTCGCTAGATTCTTACGCTGCCGTAGCTTATCCGTTAAACAAAACCCATCCAAACGATACAAGCCACACCTGGCTGCATGAATTTGGGCATGTAATTGACGGGCCTCACGCCGCATTTAGCGGCACCCAGGAATGGGAAAAAGTTATGGAAAAAGAAATTGTTGGCAAGTCGTTGCAGTCACAAGTTTTTCGTAACGAGAGCGGCGTTTTTGAAATCTTGGAGCAAACCCCGGTAGACAAATTAAAACCTGGCGACCGACTGCAAGCTAAATATTTGGCCGGACGTGGCAACATAAACGAAGATGACGAACTAATCGTTCAAACCGTTACAAAAAAAGGCAAAAATTGGGCTGTAAGTTTTAAAGAAGTGCCTGGCAAAACACGACAAGTAATGCCTGTTTTATTTCCAGGTAAGCAAAGCCTCGGAGGAACCTTTGGGGTGTTAAAAGAAAATGCAAAGCCTGGCGTTCCAATGCCAATATCAAGTTACGCCAGGACGAGCCCACAAGAGGGTTGGGCGGAGTTTATGGCTTTGCTGGCCGACGATAAAGAATATGCACAGAAAAATTTTCCATTGGCTTATCGGTTTTGTGAAAAGCGAGGGTTGACAAAATGATTGTTACAGACGTGAAACTTAGCGAGCCAGGTCAAACTGCAATTCAGTATGCTAACGGATTCCTGGTTGACGCTATGGCCGAAATTCCTTTTCAACATTACCCAGTGGATCCCAAGACTGGGAAAACGTTTGTCAGATTGGACGGGCAAACGTTTGAGCTTCTTTCAAGAAATTCTTTGCAAGAAGTTGAAACAAAAGACTAAGGAGCAACAGCGTGGCGGGTTACGAATTTAATAGCGACCAGGTTGCAAAGCTTGAGGCAGACAACCGAAAATTGATTGAGTTGCAAAAGCAACCAGCAAAGCCAAAAAAGCTTTCCAGGCCGGACGTTGACCTGCGCAACGAAGCTGAGTCCGTAGCAATGAGTTTGCTTGAAGCTCACGGCGAACTTGCCGAGCAGTATTTCGTTAATGCTTTTCGGTCTGCCCAGGTAATGGCGCTCCAGGTCGGAATGGCAAAAGTTCAGGACGGCAAAACTTACATATTAAACAAAAATCATCGGTGGACGCTTCCAAAAGATAATCTTGGCCAGCGGCGGTTGTTTGATGACGACAACATTCGCCCGGAAAACCCGATAACAATACATAAAGAAAAAAAGCCAGTCGAGGACAAAGAGGCTATTCTTCAGGCAGAAAATGATTACAAAGAAAACGGGGTTCGCTCTAAAGCTTTTAAACAGTGGTTTGGCGACTGGGAAAAGGGCGAGGGCTCTAAAGTTGTCAATGAGCAAGGAAAACCTAAAGAACAGGTGGACTTGCCCAGGGTAGTTTACCACGGCACAGCCGACGTTAATTTTAAGGAGTTTTTAAAAGGAAAAGTTGGCCGCCAAACAACAGCTCCACAAGGCAAAAAAGACGGCGAAAATTTATTGTACGGCCCTGGGTTTTATTTTACTGACGACCGGAACACCGCAAAAAGTTACGCCGATCAAGCTACTACTGAATGGGGTTATTTTTTAACTCAGTCCAAGGAATCGGCAACAAAATTTGCTTTAGAAAATGCAAAACACGCTTTAAAGCATACGCACTCCAAGCCAGAACATATCAGCGGAAAATGGCAAAAGGAGGGCCGCGAGCAGTTAGTTGATTTTATTGCTTTTTTAGAACAGGGCGGAGACATAGAGGAGTTTTTAAACGACCCTGTTTTGCCGTCAACGCCTGACAAGTTGGACAACTCCGTTCAGCCGACATTGCTTGTTTTTATGCAAATGAAACTTTTGCACGTTGTAGACAGCATTTCAGAAAGAATAGAGCAAACGGAAAGCGGGGTAAAAGAAGTTTATTTAAACATAAGAAATCCGTTTGACGTAAATGAAATGCAAATCCCAACAGAGGGGATTAACCGAAAACAGTTTCCGCGTTTGTTTCGGGTGCTAAAAAGCATGGAATCCCAGCCAGAATATTACCCCCCGGACGACCGTTCATACCGACAATTTAACTGGGCCTCCCGGGACGTTTCGAGCGCTCAGTATGGCGATGAGTATGGAACGGGGATTCCAATAAAAAAAGAAATGGCTTTGTATCTGCAAAGCCTGGGATACGATGGGCTCCGCCACGAGGCCGGCACTAACGCAGACGGGTCGCGTGCAAACGTTTGGATTGCATTTGAGCCAGAACAAATAAAAGACGTAAACAACCGAGGGACGTTTGATCCAAAAGATCCGCAATTGAAAATGTCGTTGCAGCCAGGATCCAGGAAAACAGAGAACGGCAGAGAATACGTTTTAAATCAAAACAGCCGTTGGGAACGAGCCGACAAAGACCAGGGGCAAAAACGAGCAACGACGCGCGACCAGGTAGGTGCAAACGGTGAGCTCTATCAGCCAGGACAATTTATTTCTACGGTTGACAAACCAAAGAAAAAACGGGACGCAAGAATAGCGGCAGCAAAAGAAAGAAAGCAAGAAGTTGCGCCGTACACCTGGGAAAAGCCGCCAAGCGCATATCACACTTCAATTTTCAGGCATTACGCTGGGACTGCCCTGGCCAGGTCTGGCGACGAGCTTGTAGTTTACCAGCCATTTAAAGCTAAAAATCCCGAACTTGATTGGGATCAAATTCAATTGTTGGCGGACAAGTACAACCAGGGCGACCGATGGTTTCAAACCAAGCAAAACCTGGCTGACCAGGCTGCCGACGAAGCGGCAACGGATAGCGAAAACGCCAGGCAACAATATGCCGCCGACGTAATAAAAACTGACGATGGCGAAACGTCGTTTAGAATGGGTTTTACGCCCAGGGATTTTATTCCGTACAAACCAAAGCCTGGTACAAAAAACAGCGACTACATCGGCCAGCCAGGGACGCCCTCCGCTGGCTTTGTTCCAGATATGGAATTTTTAGAAAGCCGGCCCGGTCTTAACAGACAAACTAAAGCCGGATCAAGGTTTTTAAGCGAGGAGGCAGCCCAAAG